GCACCAAGACCTGATGCGGAAATTACTAGTTTTTTTGTATCATTATTTGGATCATGTAAAGTTATCCCTGAAACATCAAGTAAAGCTTCTTTACATTTTAGTGATCCATAAGTATTGTAATCACTTGACATATTGTTTTATTTTAAGTTATTTTATTTTATATTATTTTATTTTATATAATAGTTTTACAAAAAAAATATCATAGTTTTTTTAAAAAAATTTTATATCAAACTTGGATCAATAACAAATAATGTCACTAACATTATAGATATAAATGTCATTGATATTAAAAATAACATCAAACTTTGAGTAGTATATAATTATATTTTATTTTTTTTAAGAATAATTATTTCGTATTTGTCCGTCCTTAATGGATAAAACACGTTCAACACATACAAAAACACGTTGTAAAATGTTTGTGTTCAGGGTGTTGGTAAATGAATGAGTATATGATAATTGTACTGGAGCATTAGAGACCATAATCCCATTGCTTCCATTATTCACACGATTGAGAGGATTACAGAAATTAACGCCGCCCACGCATGCACTGCCGGTTAAATATATCTGAGATGTATCATAAACTGAATCTGTCGCTAATAATCCGCGGGGAAGAATTGTATACGCGGTTGCATCCCCTTTTGTAGCATCTCCAACAGACTGAATCGTCGTATAAACAGGATATGGCTCTTGCATAGGTACACCATAGACATCTTCTGCTTCACGATACCATTCCTGTGTAGGTAAATCTTGGGTGTAATAATTTTCATTATTAACTTGAATATTTAATTTTTGTCCGTTAACTCCGGCATATGAGTCAAATGAACAAAATTTACCCCCAATTTTTTGCCCTTCAGTAGGTGTTCCGTCAGATTTTGCTTCTGAGTTATGAATTAATAAATGTTTAACTCTTAGGCCACTCATACCGATTGAATTATTATATGTAACGTCTGTTTTAGCATTTGCAGCGGGTTGGGCCGGAGCCGTATGCGTAAATGTGATTTCATTATAATCTCCATATGGAACTACTAGACCTGTTGATGTTTTTGTCATATCATGAATCTGTCGCATAGCATCATCTTCTAAAAATACATGATCTGATATAAATTTAAGATTTGCTAAATCAATAAGTACATTTCCAATATTAGCATCTGTGCCCGTTGAATCAATTGCTACTTGGCCCGTTGGGCCCTGTTCCGCAAACTCTAAAAATAGCTGTACATTTCCCTCTAAACAAAATAGAGGTAATGATGTTGGAAAAAGCTCGGGAAATAGCTCTCTAAATGATATAACATATTCTACCCGGTCAGAAGTTGTTGTTCCAAGTCGATGTCTTTGTTTTTGATCATAATCGCCATTGCCCACTGCGGTCATATCAGCAACCTTGTATTTCCCTGTAATATCGCCGACATGTTCGCCACCATATTCCCAACAATTATAAGTTCCGTTTTTGTACTTACCTACCTTTAACCTTTGTTCTTGGCTTTGCCAATGATTACGAATAGATGATAAATAAGACACATCATTAGACTGTGCAATTACTACTCCACTTGAGTCTCTTAATGTTGCATTTAATATTATACCATAAGCCCCTCCATACATAGTAAGACGAGTATTTGCAGTATCTGTATATAATGGGAGCACAAGACGAGAATCGTTGCTTAAAATGCCCGCTTTTCGTAGGTTAAAAGTGGCATATGATTGACTAGATTGTTGCGGCTCTAATACATCAGATTCAATACGTACTTTACCCGAACGTTTTTGGGAATTGACTTTTAAAAGATTTCCAATTTGATCGTATTGTTCTTGACTCATAATTTAATATTATTTATATATATTTTATTTATAAATTTTTATATATAATTTAATAATAAAAAAAATAAATCATTTAACTTAATTTATAAACAAACTTTTATTTATTGAACAGGTTGAACATTCTGTTTTCGTACAGCCAAACCTTGATTACTTAAAGCATAGGTAAAACTTGTATTGGGAGTAGAATCAGTCATATCAGTCTGTAATCGTACGCTATACATACTGTTTTTAAATTCGCTTCCCATTCCCGTTTGCAACATATCATAATTGGATCCTACACCTCCAACATAACGTCCTACATCAGGTGTAGTATAGTCACCGGCATCTACTGATTTATAACCTTGTGTTTCGGGTGATTGCAAGCAACTGCTTATTTTATTAAATGGACGAAAGCAGTCTAAATATTCACGTCCTAGTTGCGCCTCATATGCACCATTTGTTACCGCAATACGTTCATTAATATCGTATTTTTTAGGATATTTAACGTTATTTCTCATATGAACAACATTTTTAATTTTTTTATCTGCTCCTGCATTATCTTGGATTCGATTCGTCTCTAAACTATTTGTCGTAAAGTTATTTAAATTTGCCGTTTTACAGTAATTCGCAAATGCAGCTCGTACGGAACCAAGATTCATCATAAGACTCTGTTGATCATCAGATGATTGAACAATATTGATAAAACTACTGTATGTTGGGTATTGAATCATATCATTTGTTAACATAAGAGGAGCCTCTAGATGAATCCAATTATATGTAAGGGAAACAGCACTTAATTCATAATTACACGTAGATGCATTAGCACCATATAATACAAAATTATCCGGAGATAATTGAATACTGATTTTGCACCCATCCAGTTGCATAGTATTGATAGGACTTCCAGAATTAAACAAACCGCTTCTTAATGGTAATGAACAAGCTAAACTGCCGTTTACAGCCATTCCCTGAACGTCTTCCCTCGCATATGCTTGGTTTTTATTTGAACACCAGTTTTTATAAGCGTCAAAGCTTGTCATGGCCGGAAGAGTAGAGGCTAATAGACGGGAATAGTTACGAATTTCTTCAATATTTTCATTTTTAAAATTGCTTAAACGTAAAACATCAATTACAGAATTGACTCCAACACGGGAGTCTACTTTACAGTCAACAGCTCCATTTCCTGTCACATCTTGATTATTTACACGGTTACCATTTGAATCTAAAACGTCAAACATAAAGTTTAATCTTAAACTTTTAACATCAAGCAATCTCTGTGCATCGGGAGCAATTTCAAAATCTAATGTTGGATTTCCATTTTTGAAACTGTATTTACTTCTGCTATTTATTGGGAATACCTTAGCTTTTGAAATTCCGGTTACATTCATTTTTGACATAATTTTATTTATTTATTATACTAATAATTTTATTTATATATAATTTCACAATAAAAAAATAATATTAAAAAATTTTAATATAATTTATTCAACAACCATTTTTTGGTCAGCTTTAATAACTAATGTTTTCAAATGACAAACATAATTATGTAACAATAGAGATTGCGATTGTGATGAAAATTTTAAGTTTAGTCGTGTTTCCTCATTATCAGACATGTCATAAAAAAATCCTGAGTTAGGGGGTACCAATCCACGTCCAAAAAGCAGACATTGATCCGCATTTGATAAGTCTTTAACCATATAGTCACAATTTGCAACGGCTTGTTCTAGTTCCTTGATATGATTTGCATTCCAAGCTCCCGGTTGAGTACGATTTCGTACATATCGAGACACATCAACTGCTCGATTAGGTACATTTAAACCCCCTAATTTATATTGATACGTTGATAGTGCAACATTTGCTCCTATCTCGGGTACAAGATTATCAACCTCAACTAATTTAACATTTCCCACATTCTCGTAAAAAGATAAAATACTTTTACACATACGATAACGACAATTGATAAGACTTGACGTTTGAAGAGCATTATTGCTTAAATTAACTGGAAAATCTTGATAAGACTTGTATGCCCAGCCATAACCTTGTCCACTACGTACAGCACTTTCAATCGCACTCATTTGTTTAGATGAAGGATTGACCGTGCCACATACGAGTTGTAACTCAGATAAAGTCATAGATGGCTCACTAGTGGGAACTTTCACCCACACTTTGGGATTTGCAACAGAGTTCCCACTAAAATCCGTGGATGGAATAGTTAAGACAAGCTTATTTGCAGCAACTGAAATTGAATTGATAACAGCATTGATTGCTGTGCTTCCACCGATTGTGATTTCTTGCCCTGTGAAGAAGGGAAAATTTGGGGTAGTGCCTGCAGTTACTTCACCAGTATAAACATTGTCATTGCCATTATTAACGTCTAAAATCGTTAAAGTGGTCTGTGTTGCACTGTTTGGTGTCCCATCGACTTTATAAGGCATCGTATCTGTTCTGTAACCTGCACTTTTAGCTTGGACGTCTTTATCTGATAGGAAATTTGGAGCTTCAGATCCTTGTTGCCCCTGTGCATGAATCACATTATAAACTTCAGATTCCAATAAAATCTCAACCTCTAATGGAGCTAAAAAATTAGGATAAGGTTGTTGATTATTTAAAATTCCTGATAAACGTAATGGCAACACGCACTCAACTTCCATATTTTCCTGACTTTTAAGAGGCGTAGAGGCTCCCTGGTCGTCAATTCCGCGACGGGTCAATGTATTTACTGCTTTAATTTCGTTTGTGTCTGATCCCTCGTATAATCTTTTAAGATTTTTCTGGCTTGAATTTTCTACATAATTTGAAAACATGCGGTTTAATCTGTTATAATCAGTAATTTGCTCTAAAATTACCCCATCTTGAGTTTTCACCGTAAGCGAATGCACCAAATTTGCACATCCTCCCTCACCGAATGACCATGGGAACCAATGATTAACATCCGCCTGCTCTCCCAATGCTAACGTTTGGGCTCCAGGTTCTGAACCAACAACAACATTGAATTTTAAATATGTTTCTTGGGAATTTAATAAAAGTAGATTAGCCGGAATTCTAAAACGAATCGTTTCACCTAATCCAACATTTGAGTTGCGTTCTTCGTATACAATCTGACTAGATACATTCATTATTTATATATATATATTATTATTTTATTAATTTTATTTATATAACTTATATATATTTTTTATTATAAAAAATAAATAATTTATTTTGTGTTTTTTTTATGATATGTTGTTTTCTCATGTCTTGCTTTATGTGTTCTAGTTATCTTTTTTCCACAAGAACATTGAATAATTTGACATTTATTTTCCCTAATTTTGTCCTTATTTAATTTTCTGTATAATCTTGTTTTTTCTAAAATTTCATCTCGATTCTTAATATAATATTGCCGTTTTGTACAATATGCGGCTATAGTGTTTAATTTTGGTTCCATCATGTTTATATATTCTTGCTCCCGTTTTCTCAAATTTTTTACGTTCATGCCATCACAATATTCTAAAATTTTTGCTTTCCAATGTTCCGGCCCGGTTTCCCTCATTTTTTTATATATATTATAATTAAATTTTAGATTTTTACATTTAGACATATGAATTTTATACCTTTTTAATAAATTAGATGTTGAACCGATATAAATATCATCTTCACCGTCAAGTGTACAATATAAGGAATATATAACGTTTACCATTATTAATATACATATATATTTTTTTTATTACATGAACGTAAACATTACTGATTTATTTTTTGAGCTTGTGATTGAACTCCCATAGCGAATTTCCCTGCTACATTTGCAGGTAACGCCATAGCCTGTTTTTCAGATGTTGTAGCCGCACTTTCATCAGTTTCTTGTTTATTTCCTGCATTGTCACTTCCTACCACACCTGCAATTGTGGTAGAGGCACCGATCGCTAAACCAACTCCCTGTAATATTAAGCCCAAAACATCACCGATTCCCAATGTTTCTGGTCCTGCAGCCTCGGCTATAGCTCCTGCCGTTTCTAAACCTGTCTCTGCTGCTGTGTCTGCTGCTGTTGCTGCTATATCACCTGCTACATCCCCTGCTGTGTCTGCTGCACCTGATACAGTGTTTGTTAAATCATCTAATGCACTTGATCCCTGACTTGTTATGCTATCTAAAGCATTTGTTCCCTGACTTGTTATGCTATCTAAAGCATTTGTTCCCTGAGATGTAACAGAATCTAAAGCATTTGATGCACTACTTTGAACGTTACTTATAGCATCCATACCTTGAGATGTAACAGAATCTAAAGCATCTGATGCACTACTTTTTAAACCAGATAATAGATCAGTTGGATTATCAAAAAAAGAACTGAAAAAATTACTTTCTTCCGGTTGAACTTCTGTTTCTATTTCCCCTAAATCATCACTTGGTTGAAAATCTGTATTATCTTCGGGTTCACTTAAATCAGGTTGATTTGATTTAAAAGTAGTCATTTGAACGCCATCTTCATCATTAAAATCATCATCCAATTCAAAATCAGGTTCTTTGTTTTTTGCAATTGATTCCCTCATCGTATCAAAATCATCATTTTTTAAAGCATCCATAAAATCTGAATCACCTTCATTATCTTCAATTTCATCACCTTCATCTCCATCATCATCATCACTTTTTTTCCCTTTTTTCATTTTATTAATTTTATCTTTTATTTTTTTATAACCATCATATAATGTTTTAGCACCAACTGTGAGACCTAACACTGTACCCCCAGCTTTTTCAATATCGCCGTATAATGTGCTTTGTTCCTGAGCTTCCGCCGTAATAGCATCCATCTGTTGGTCAAATGTTTGCTCGGCCTTTAAATTTTTAGCATTATTCAAATTATCTAATACGTTCCCAATCATTTTTATATTAGTATATAAATTATAAATATTAAAATTTTATAATTAACGGGTCATTTTTTGGATAATGCTTTATTTTTAAAAAATATGGTTGTTTTTTCTTCTTTTTTAATGGTTTTTCGTCATATTCTAATATATTGTTTTTATTTATTCCCGTTTTTAATACTTTGTAATAATCAAATATATTATTTTGTTTACTTAAAGTTGTATCTTTATATAATGTATTTTTAGTATATGACTTACCACCCAAAACCGCAAATTCGCATTTATTTGGCGTATTCATTATATCAAAACCGCTTGTTGTTCTATATTTAAATACATTTATTCTTTCACCATTTTTTTTTACTTTATTTATTACATTTAACGGTATATGACATATGACTTTTCTATAATCATCATCAAATTCGTTATCTGACATCTTTATCTTAATATATAACAACATATAAATATAAAAAATTAACCAAATGGATTCCCATAATTATTATAATTAACTTGAGGAGTTAAAAAATCCACATAATAAGAAGAATTATTTTTCTTGGGAGTGGGTTTGGGAACCGATTTAGGTTGTGGTTTTGGTTGTGGTTTAGGTTGTTTAGCTTGTTTATGTTTTTCATACATATTCATATATTTCATAAATCTTGCCATTTCATCATTCCCGTCATTATTCGTTTCCCGTTCCGGTTTTCTTTTGGGAACAATAGGCGGTTTAGTTACATTTTTTCGCATATTCTCTAAATTATGTTTTTTTTTTAATAAATCTATCTCCCGTTTCATTTTTTCATTTTCTTCCTTTAATAACAATTTTTCTTCGTTTTGTCTAGTTTTCTTTTGTAATTTTAATTCCCTTAATTTTTTCATATGAGCCTTCTGTTTTTCACTAGCGACTCGTTTTGGTTTTATTTTATTAGGTTTAACAAAAATATCATGGGAGTCAATAGTTGGTTTTTCAGTTTTTTGAGGTGATGCAGGTTCGGGAACGTGAACCTTTTGTTTATTTAAATCTATTTGTTCATCTAATTCTTCATTTAATTGTTCAATAGGTTTAATATCTAAAATAGGAGGTGCTTTATTTGTAATAATATCTTGATTAGTATCCATTTTTATATATTATATAATTTCATAATATTTTTATTTTTCTTTTTTTACCTTATTATATTAATATTGTGTTGTACCTTTCATAGCCGGATCTTGTCTATATCCGAACATCAATTCTGTTAATCCAGACAATCCGCTTGCTACTTCAGCATCTTGATTTAATATTTGAATATCCATTTCAGTTAATGTAAGTTCACTTGGATTATCAAGATCAACCCAATTATGTTGATATTGACTAACATTTGAAATAATAGAACCTACAACTTTAGGTTGGTTACCCTTTTCACCACTACCAAAGTATGTTTTTATTGGGAGTGAGGGAATAGCAACGTAATGTAATTTAGGTTCATTAGCATCTACAACTGTAGAACTTAATATACATATTTGACAATATTTTGGTAACTTGACTACTTGATTAAAATAACTTCTAAAATTGGTTGCACTTTCTGGAACGGTAGCGGGAACAGTATTAAGGGAATTAGAAACAACAAGTAATTTCATTTTTATAATTATTTTTTATTGTATTATATATAATAAAATATATATTTTTTTTAATATGATGAAACAACAACGAGATGTAATTGATGAATTATTTATTCGTCCGGTTAAAAAAAAGAAAAAGAAGAATACAATTCCCATCAATAAAATGTTTGTTACAAAAAAAAAGGGAATATTAAAATTACCCAAAACACTTAAAGAATCATTAGAAGATTTGACCGATCCCAGGAATGTCAATGTTAGAATAAAAAAATAAAAATATATCATTATATTATATTATTATATTATAGATAATATGGAAAATAAAAATATTGACTTAAATATATATCCCGTTAGAGATGATTCAGATGATGCTTATAAATTAGTTACTCCCGTTCATCCTAATTTACCTGATTTACGTCGTAATTTTGTATTATGTTTGTGTGCACCACGCCACTCCGGGAAAACGACGTTATATAGCAACTTATTGCTAAGAAAAGATATGTTTAATGCTCCAGAAAATTGTCCAGGTGGAGTTTTTATTTTTTCCCCTACAATTATGAGTGACCTAACCGCAAAGTGGATACGAGAAATATATCCAGAAAGTATTTACCCAAAATATGAGGATTCTATAGTAAAAGATATTATTACCATGCAAGAATCATATCCGCCATCTGAGAGACCTAAAATAATGATAATTATTGATGATTCTATAGGAGTCAAAACACCTTATCTTTCTAACCTTGCAAGCCGTAGTAGGCATTGGAATTGCTGTCTTTTATTCAGTGTGCAAAATTTCAAACAATTGAACAAAACGGCACGAGCTAATTTATCAGATGTAGTGTTGGGCATGACATATAACCATAAACAACTTGAAGATATATATGAGGAATTAGGTTGTTTGGTTGGTACAAAAAAACGATTTATGAAATTGTTTAAATATGCTTGTAATAAAAAATATAGTATGCTATACATGAAATTAGATAAAAATCCATGTCAAGTTTATAAAAATTTCACAGAAGAGATTACTCATCTTTTCCCTGAAAAAAGTATATTTGATCAAGACGAATTAAAAGAAAGAACGGAAACTGTTCAACAAGGTCATGATACTAATACTGAAACGGAAACTTAATTTTTACAAAATAAATTCCAATTATATATATCATCCAAATCATTTTTTTCTAAAACAAGTATTTCATCTCCCATGCTATCAACATATAATATTTCTCCACCCATCATTTTAAATTTAATTTTAAAATCCCATTTTGTTTTTGTTATCCATTTTGTTTGTCTTCCATCACACAATCCTTCATATACATAATATAAAGTGCCATCATTTTTAAAATTATAAGAATCATGTATTTCCATTTTAATATTTTTTTTAGTTATTTTAGTTATTTTAATTATTATTGTATTTCAATAATATATATTATTCCTATTTCTTTAAATATTAATATTAGAACGGAAACTTTTCACCACAAATATCTATTCGAAAAATACTTCGCAGTATCTTTTGATGTGGCTTTCCCATGTCTCGCATAGTATGCTTTTCTTCGGTTTTTATCATTATGATCTAATTTTGAATAGTGTCCCAATTTATCTTTATACTGGCCATATCTTTTGTCCCCAAAGTGGATTAATTTGGGTTTACCCGTTTTTATATTTTTTACATAAACTGAATATTTTTTGTTTTTAGCCTTTGATACAAAGGGCTTATATAACTTTTTATTATTATTCATAGTTATATAATGTATGTATAAAAAAAACATAAACATAAACTTTTAACTTTAACTTTATTATATATCATATCCAAACTCATAAATCCTTAAATAATGGGTGGGAGACCTCATGCTATCATGTTACACATAGCACAAGTGGGTACTCCGATCATCTACCACTCAGTCTGTGGGAACACTATCGGCTTATACCCAATAATACATAATATTATTTTTTTAAATAAATAAACTAATTTTTTAAAGATTTTATATATTCTTCAATTTCTTCATAATATTTTAAATCATATTCAATATCCCTTTTATATTTTTTTTCATGTTTCCCATCTTTATTATAAAAAGGGTGGTACACGTCCAACTTCTTGTAATAATTTATTGATGCTTTTCTTTGTATAACTGTTTTCCCCTTTGTAGTATGTCTATATCTTTTAATTGATTCAGAATTTATATTGCGTAAGTTTAAATGTTTAGCTACAATTAAGTTTTTTTCTTCATCCGTCATTTTATCTATTTGTTCTTTATATTTTTCTAATAATTCTGACATTTTAATATAATAAATATTAATAATTTAATATATGTTTATATAAAAAAAATAGGTTATATTATTCTTATTCTTTTACAACAGGTCGTTTATGTTTTTTTTCAATCTTTCCCTCTTTGTTTAATTCTGGGTGGAATATGTCGTTCTTCTTATAGTAATATTTCCGACCATACATTTTTAATTTATTATTTGATTTATCACTTCTGTAATATCGTTTAAGACATTCCTTTTGTATGACTTTTGTTTTTAAGGCGAATCTAAGTAATTTATCAATTTGATCTCTTGATAATGCGGCTATATGTTTATCATAATCAAATTCTTCCATTTTTATAATTTTATCTATAATATATAATATAATATTTATATATATATATAAAAGCTTTAAATAAAAAAACTAATTTATTGATTTTATTATAGAAAAAGACTTTTTTATCTATTTGTATAAAAAAATATTATCATTTTTATAAATTACTGTCACCGACCTGTCACCGTCACTTTTACTGTCATCTATAAAAAAATGGGTTTTTTATAATGGGTTTTAACTAATTACCTTGTTTTGTGATACCCTCATCAAATCACCGACCTGTCACCGACCTGTCACCCCTATGGTTCTCTCTTCTTAGGTCTCTCTTCTTCTATTATTATTATTAT